ACAACGGATTTTTGAGTGGAGAATTAGGGACTCGAACCCCAGACCCCCTGCGTGTGATGCATGATGGCTTTTCGTTTTTTAGAACGATGATTCGTTAAATTGATGCAATTTGCTACAGATCCGCTACAAACGACTACTTTTATCCTCTATTAAATTTTAATATAGGCACCAATCTCAACAACAGCTTTCATTTTACACATTTCGTCAATTTCAATTAAAATCCACATTCTTTTTTATCAATTTCGTAGAACGTTTTTGCCCTTGACAAATCAGGCTTTTTGTGCATGGAATTTTCACTCACATGTGCTATAATGAATAAAATAGTATTCTAAGGTGGTGTTAACATGCATACAACAAAGCAAATGGAGGATCTACAGATAAGCTATACCTCAGCATTATGTGCAGCTGTTGACATCTCCTATGATACACAGCGACACGATGACGACAGCACTGATGCGATTATAAAAAAGACAATTTTCCTATCCAATGGTTGTCGTTTTTTCTCGCAGTTGCGAATTCAATTAAAAAGCACTTGTTCTCCTTCGCAGTATACGGATACTGGAGATTGTATTAAGTATACCTTAAAGGTCAAAAATTATAATGACCTTTGTACTCCTTCTACAATGCCTATTATTCTATGTCTCCTCATTTTACCAGAGGATGATTCAGTTTGGGTCAACTGGAGTACCGAAGATCTTCTCATTAAAGGTTCCATGTACTGGCTTGATCTTTCATCTGCTGAACGCTCACCAAACGCAGAGGCTGTCTCTGTTTCCATTCCGAAATCCAACACTGTCAGCCCAGAGACTCTTCTTAATCTTTTAACAAAAATAGCAAAGGAGGAGTGGCCATGATTTACTCAGTCAATCTAAAAAAATTAACCAAAAAAATCAACCCGTTCTCGTTTGCTAAATACTTAAAGGATACTGGTTGGACGCAATTTCAGACCAAACGGACTTATATAAAAGTTTTTCAAAACACCAAACAGAATGGTGATTTTTTTCAAGTAACAATTCCAATGGAACAAAGCCTTTCTGATTACCAAGAAGCTATGTACACCGCAATCGAAACAGTTGCATTTGTAGAAGGTCAATCAGCTGAGCAGTTGCTTTTATTTTTGCTTAATCCCAATACTGATATTCTAAAAATTCGTTTAGATCGCAGCGATGTTGAGGCGGGTAACATCTTATTTGATGACGCTATCCGTATTTATGAAAATGCAAAAAAACTTATCGCTGCAACCGCTCAGGATATTCTTCATCCTAAAAAGTATCATCAAGGGCGTTGTGATGATGCTATATCTCAATTTATTGGTAATTGTAAATTTGGACAAACTGAGATTGGCAGTTATGTTGTTTCCGTTGTTTGTCCGTTTGCTGAATTAGATGACTCCGAAAGATATAAGCAGTTAAGTATTTTTTCTGAGGAAGATCAATGCGCAGATTCATTAACACGGAAAGTCACTAATAGAATCATGTCGAATGTATCTTTTATAAAAAGAACTATCGATAATGGAGATTACTCTAAACTCAGCGATTCTGATAATATCAGTGCTAATTTTTATGATGCCCTCTCTGGTTTGAATCTCGATCAGGATAATACTAACCTTGAATTTATTGCTCAGTGGTCTCCTGCTGTAAAAAAGAATCGTGCGGACTGTGATCGGATCATGCTTTCCAGCAGTTACTATGAGCCGATTTCTGCTGCCACATCGCAATTACGAGAAAGTGTATCAACCAAAACTAAGATATTAGGACGTATCAAGAAGTTGGAATCCTGCCCTGATCCAGAAAAGAGAAACACCGGTAAAATTACAATTGTTTATCTCAACGATGCTGATAAACCACATACTATAACTGCTAATCTAAACAAAGCAGACTATGAAAAGGCTATTGAAGCTCATGGTCACGGAAATCACGTTGAAATCATTGGTGACATAACCAATAGCGGAAAACGAAATGCTTCTATTACCTGTGAATCTTTTGCTGTCCTAGATTGAATATTCAGCACCAGAAATCAAAGAAGTCGTCAAAGGCACATTTAGTATCTTTGGCGACTTTTTTGTATGGAAGAAACACAATCGTATCATAAACTATCTCGACTGAAAAATTAGTTAATATGTTTTTGCAGATAGTGCAAATGCATCCTAAATATGTTCCTCCAACCTGAGTGCCTTTCTAGCATAGCATCATTTACATCATCGATCTGATTAAGTCCAATCCTTCTTACTGCTTCCACCGCTGCCTCTCTTTGGCTCAAATGCCGCTTTCCAACGGTCAAGCAGTTTGCGCCATCTAGTGTATCATACTGCTGGAACGCTCGATTGAAGTCCATCAGATCATGCAACCGGATAGGTTGATTCGTCTCATTGTCCACCAACAAACCCCAGTTTTCCCAATGGCGGTCGGTGTTGCCCACCAGATAATCCAGAATGTTCATCATATAGTATCCGTGGGCATCCAGTTCCAGAATTTTATCCAGCGTGTTCCAATCATGGTTTGTGCAGTAGACATCATAGGCTGCATACGTCACAAGGCTATATCGCTGCGAGGTCATGATTTTACTGATGGAAACCGGCTCGTTCTCAAACATTCCCTGCTCATACAGAACCTGATGGCAGTCAAAGCATCGGCAGATTTTACTTGCCAGCACTTCACGCTCGACTGCATCTTGTCCGCCATCTTTATAAAGATAGAAGCCATCCTCTCTGCGCACCCACGCTTTAGGGTAGCATCCACCAGTGGACAAATCATTTGCCAAAAGATGTGCATTTGTCACAGTCATCTGATGCCCACGCAGTGCAATATCCACAAGAGCATTGCTTAAATAGTGTGTGTAGAGATTGATATCCTCAAATCGGATATTCTCTTTTTCTCCTTTTACCCAGAACACATCCAGCAGCGACAGGCAATGGTAGGAAAGCGCAATCTGTGCACGCTCCCGATCCGTAACACTCTGGGATGCGCCAATGCTGTTCAGGATTTCCTTTGCATAAGT